GGCCGTTTCAGCCTACGCTGAGCCGGCCTCTTGGTTTCTAGGTAAGGTTGGAGGTGTTCTGCGTTATTTTGGTTTCTCCAAACCGCAGATTCAAGATCCTATATCTAGGGTTTTTAAAACTTCTTCCGCGCTTGAGTTCAACGTTGATATGCCTTCTTCCACCCTTATGGTGGCACCGTTTGCTAGTAACCATCTGCCTGCTGACCCGGCTTTTGGCGCTACTGACGTTGATGAGATGGCTTTGGCCTATGTGCTTTCTCAGTATACGCAAGTTTTTTACGGTACTATTCCTACTACCGCTGCTACTAGCACGCTTATGTATGGTGCTAGCGTTTGTCCTTCTACTCTATGGTTTCGCACCATTGCTACGCTTACGCCTACTGGCAACATTCCGATCCCCGATCTTTCTGGCACTACTGCCAATTCGTTTCAACCTTCTGGTGTCTGTTTTTGGAGTCAGTTTTTCAATTATTGGCGTGGAGGCATGCGCTTTAGGTTTACGTTTGCTAAGACGAAGATGCATGCTGGTCGTGTGGTCGTAGGTTTTGTGCCCAAGTACGGCACAGCTACTGGAAATGACATTAGCGTTCCTACTTCCAGTGTGTCTGGTGTGACAGCACCAGGCACGACAGGTTATACTGCTGTGTTTGATCTCAAGGATAACAACGTTTTTGAGTTTGACTGTCCGTATGAGATCCCCCGACCGTTTTTGTCTTATCAGGAGTCTTCCGGTTACATTTCTATGCAGATTTTGGATCCTATTCTGGCGCCATCTACGGCTGCCAGTTATATCCCCTTCGTAGTGGAGGTTATGGCTATGCCCGATTATACTCTGGCTAAGTACAGAGGACCTCTTTTTCCAGTTCACCCTACTGGTACTGCTCGTTTGCAGTCTGGTAAGGTTTTGGCCCCGCAGTCGGATATGACTCAGGAGTGTCCTGGTGAGGCTTTTTCGTCCGTTAAGCAGCTTATTATGATACCACATGTAGCTACAGCGGCTTTTTCCGCCAATAACTCTTTTGCTGCCATGCCTTGGTTTTACCAGCGGACTTATCCTACTGGCGTTCCTGGCATTCTTGGTAATGCTTTTAGAAAGCAGTCTTTTGGTCCCGGAGGGAATATTGCCCAATGCTACCTTTATTGTAAGGGTAGTACCGATTATCACCTTTATAGTGCAGGTGCGGAGGGTTCACTGATCATTAGGGCTACCATGGCTCCTACTAGTGGTTATACAATTCCTATCACCCCTGGTTCTACGTGGACTACTGGTCTAGTAAACTCTCCTGCTGTTTCCGCTGTTGAGAGAAGTGGTATTGCTCATTTTCGTTTTCCCTTATGGAATCAGATTCGCCGCGTTCCTACTGAGACCTTCAATGACCAGATTTGGGACCCTACTACGATAGCCCAGAGTGCTGCACCTGCTATCTACTCAGACGTTAGTGTGTCTGAGATTAGTTTGACTGCTAGTCCTGCTGCTTCCGGTTCAAATATACTTAATGTTGTCATTTCCCATGCTGCTGGGGATGATGCAGCTTTGGCCCATTATATGGGGCCCCCCCCTTTAGTTTTGCCCAGCACTAACGCTGGCACTATTTATGACCCTGACTCTGTGGTCATGGCA